TGCTGCACCGCTACAGCCCGACATTGTTCCAGCTGGACGACTCTGCCCGCCAGTACCGCGGTATGTCGCTGCTGGAACTGGCTCGCGAAAGCCTGACCAATGCGGGCGTCAACACGCGAGGCCTGTCGCGCGACGAGGTCGCGACGCGCTCGCTGCATTCGACCTCCGACTTCCCTGAAATCCTGTCGGCCGTCACCAACAAGACGCTGCGCCAGGCCTATGAGACCTATCCCCGCACCTTCATGCTGTTCTGCCGCCAGGTGCTGGCCACCGACTTCAAGGCGATGAACCGGGTGCAACTGGGCGAGGCCCCGCAGCTGCTTGAGGTCGGTGAAAGCGGCGAGTTCAAGCGCGGCACGCTCGGCGAGAGCAAGGAAAGCTACAAGGTCAAGACCTACGGCCGGGTGGTCGCGATCACCCGTCAGACCCTGATCAACGACGATCTGGATGCCTTCACCCGGATCCCGGCGATGTACGGCAATTCCATCGCGCAGCTGGAATCGGACGTGGTCTGGGGCATCATCACCGCCAACCCGGCGATGGCCGACGGCAACGCCCTGTTCCACACCACCCACAAGAATTTGGCTGGCACCGGCACGGCGCTGGCCGTCGATGCGGTGGGGGCAGCCCGGGCGGCGATGGCGCTGCAGACCGGCTTCGACAAGAAGACCGTGCTGAACATCCGCCCCGCCTTCCTGATCGTGCCCGCCGCCCTCGAACTGAAAGCCGAGCAGCTGGTGGCGCAGAACCTCGTGCCCGCCACGCCCGCCACCGTCGTGCCGCAGTCGATCCGGACGCTCAGCCCGATCAGCGAGCCCCGGCTCGATGCTGCCAGCGCCACCGCCTGGTATCTGGCGGCTTCCCCCAACCAGATCGACACCATCGAATATGCCTATCTGGAGGGTCAGCAGGGTGCCTATATCGAGACCCGCAACGGCTTCGACGTCGACGGGGTGGAGATCAAGTGTCGCCTCGACTTCGGAGCCAAGGCCATCGACTGGCGCGGTCTCTACAGAAATCCCGGCGCATAACCTGCGCCAAATGTTGAAACCCGACACGCGGGCGGTCCTGACGGGCCGCCCTTCGTCTTACCAAAAGGATCACCCCGATGAAAAACTACGTCCAGCCCGGCAAGACCATCACCCTGACTGCGCCCTATGCCGTCACTTCCGGCGATGGCCTTCTCGTGGGCTCAGTCTTCGGCGTCGCCGCTGGTACCGCCGCCCTCAGCGAAGCGGTCGAAACCGCGCTCGTCGGCGTCTATGATCTGAAGAAGGTCGCCTCGCAGGCTTGGGCCCCAGGCGACAGGATCTATTGGGACAACACCGCCAGGCAGACGACCAAGACCCTGACCGCGAACACGCTGATCGGTGTGGCGACTGAGGCCGTCGCAGGCGGGGCCACCGACCTGATCGGCCGGGTGCGACTGAACGGCGCGTTCTGATGAGCGCCTTCGCCGCCGCCGTCGGCGCGCTCTTCGCCGATCCGAACATGGGGCGGGACGCGGTCTACATCGCCGATGGCGGCGCACCAGTTTTGGTGCGCGTCGTCGCTCGGCGCGCCGATGCCGTCACCGACTTCGGCGACGCCCGGCTCTGGTCCGAAACCACCCGCGTCGACCTGCGCGTGGCCGAGGTGCCAAACCCGCGCCCCGGTGACAGGCTGGAAATCGACGCGGACGCTTTCCTCATCCAAGGCGAGCCCGTCCGCGATCGCGAGCGGCTGGTCTGGACTGTCGATCTGAGGCCAGCGTGAAACTGAAGCTAGCCATCGATCCCGACATCGTCGCACTGATGGCGGCAGAGGTCGCGGCCGGGGAACGCGCCGTCACCGCTGCCATGCGCGAGGCTGGCACCGGCCTGAAATCCGCCTGGCGCACCCAGATCACCAGCGCGGGGCTGGGCACTCGCCTGGCAAACTCAATCCGCTCCGCCAGCTTTCCAAAGTCCGGCGAAAGCCTGAATGCGGCGGCACTGGTCTGGTCGAACGCGCCGGTGATCATCGGCGCGCATGACACCGGCCCGCTGATCCGCTCGAAGGACGGCTTCTGGCTGGCGATCCCCACGCAAGCGGCGGGCAAATCCACGCGCGGCGGTCGGATCACCCCCGGCGAATGGGAACGCCGCACAGGTTTGCGCTTGCGGTTCATCTACCGCCGCCGGGGTCCAAGCCTGCTGGTGGCCGAGGGACGGCTAAACACCAAGGGACGGGCCGTGGCATCAAAGTCGAAAACCGGCAGGGGTGTCGTCACGGCACCGATCTTCCTGCTGGTATCACAGGTCAAGCTGCTCAAGCGGCTGGACCTAGCGCGGGATGCGGAGCGGGCCCATGACGCGGTGCCGGGGCTGATCTTGGCCAATTGGGTGGAGGGTGGGTAGTTGGAATTTACCTCATCCCTCGACTGTCACTGATCAATGAACCAAGGCTTCGGAAGCGTTTCTTAGAAGGCGGCCAAGAATAGTCGCCCTCGAATCCCCGTTGTTCGGACGAGTTTTAAGATAGTGTCCGGCTTGTTGGATGAGGTTGACGTTCCGCTTGAGCCCAGTTGGAAATAGTGCGCCAGCGTCGAACGCTGCGTTTAGTCTGTCGAGAGACGATTTGCTTCGATGTGCGAGATTGTTCCTTGAAGCTATTGCAGCATTTATGACCGCCCGCTGCTGGGCGTTTAGGTTTGTGAACCGTTGCGCATGTGCCACCGCAAGCCATTGCTGCGCTCGATCTTCGATTGCGACAAAATCTGGGAAAGAGGTATTTCGACCGTCAGGATCAAGAATTGCCCTTAGTTCGGATTTTGTGAGGTGGTCTCTATGCTTGAAATCACCAAACTTATTGAATGCAGCTTCTGCCTTTGGTGCCGCTTGCAAACACGCGCGGAGGCTATTCTCGAGGTGCTGCATAACCTTCGAGCAATCCCTGTTGGCGTAAGCGAAAATGAGGTCATTCACATATCCCTCAAACATCACCCCGATGGTCAGGACGTAGTTTTCGGTGGCAATCTTCCTGTCTTCGGCATCTGTCAGTGTGGTCCATGAACGCTGATAGTAAGCGAACTGCTCGTCAAGCTGGGCTGCAAAATCGTTCCAAACTCCATCAGGACTGATTTTTCGCACGTGATTCCGCCTCCCGCTAAGTCCGCATCTGCAAAGTAATCTGAACGAACCCTCTGCGCCATATCCACAAGGAGGAGGCTGAAGATGCCCACCCCTCGCGAAATCATCCTCGCCGCGCTGCATGCGCGGCTTTCGGCCTTGCCCGCCACCGTCCTGCGCGGTGACGTGCTGCCCGAACGCGTGCCCGCTGCGGGGCTTCTGATCCTGCACGACGGCGAACCGGGGGAGCCTGAGGTCACGCTGTCGCCTTTGCGCTACCACTACCAGCACAGGGCCGAGATCGAGGCGGTCGTGCAGGGTGCCATCCGTGATGCCGCCTTCGACACCCTCTGCGCCGGCATTGGCGCGGCGATTGCCGCCGACCGGACGCTTGGCGGCCTCTGCGATTGGGTCGAGGCGGAAGCGCCGCGCCCGGTCGATCTGCCGGTCGAGGGTGCCGCAGGCCTGAAGGCAGCGGTGATCCCGGTCATCCTGCACTATTCCACGGCCGATCCGCTGGCCTGACCCCAAATCACGATAGGAGAACATGATGGCACGAGCCCATGGGGCGCGGGCGCAGATGGCGCTTGCGTTCGAATCCGTCTATGGCACCGCGCCCGCCTCGGGCTACCGCACGGTGCCGTTTGCCAGCACCACGCTCGGCTCCGAACAGCCACTGATCGCGTCGGAACTGCTGGGCCAGGGACGCGACCCGCTGGCCCCGATCAAGGACGCGGTCACCGCCGATGGCGATGTCGTGGTGCCGATCGACGTCGAGAACCTCGGGCTGTGGCTGAAGGCGGCGTTCGGCGCGCCGGTCACATCCGGCACGACGCCCAAGACCCACACCTTCCAGTCCGGCAACTGGACGCTGCCGAGCATGGCCATCGAAACAGCGATGCCCGAAGTGCCGCGCTATGCGCTGTACACCGGCTGCGTCTGCGACCAGCTGTCGTGGCAAATGGCGCGGTCGGGGCTACTGACCGCCACCGCTCGACTGGTGGCGCAGGGCGAAAGCGTCGCTGCCACCACGGCCGCAGGGACGCCGACCTCGCTCGCGCTGCAGCGGTTCGGGCATTTCAACGGAGCGATCACCCGCAATGGCTCGCCGCTCGGCAATGTCATTTCGGCCGAGGTGACCTATTCCAACGGGCTGGACCGGATCGAGACCATCCGCTCGGACGGTCGCATCGAAGGGGCCGACCCGGGGATGGCCGCGCTGACAGGCCGGGTCGAGGTGCGCTTCGCCGACACAGCGATGATCACGCAGGCTATCGACGGCACGCCCTGCGAGTTGGTCTTCGCCTGGAGCCTCGGGGCCAACGCCAGCTTCACTTTCACCGCCCACGCCGTCTACCTGCCGCGCCCCCGGATCGAAATCCCGGGCC